CCATCTTCAAAAGCCAAATTATACTCCGGAACTTGGGGTACATAGCCGGGGATGGCAGGGCATAAAAACTTTAATCGAGAAACATTCTTACTAATGGCCGAGGAGTTAAAACACCGAGGATTCGATCCGATCCACACTGCTGATATGCCTGATGGTCTAACTTATACGGCATACATCAATGAGAGCCTTCACCGACTAAGAGGATGCAAGGCAGTGTACTTACTCCCTAGATGGTATAAATCCAAAGGAGTGATTGTTGAACTTAATCAAGCTAGGTTATCAGGAATACCCGTAACGGAGTCACTCGCGATGTTGGAGCAGTTTAGATATGAATTACGAAGAGGAAGCTAGAAACTATTTAGAACAGTATGGGAACGCGAAGGCAGACCTGAAGTATCTTAAAGAGCGAACGGAAGTACTTCGAAGTAAAGTTGAAGGTGTTAGGTCAACGCTTGATTTTGAAAGAGGTATGAAAGGTAATCACCTTGTACCGCTTGAAGGTGACGGGACACACGATCCCAAAGCCAAAGAAAAACTATTGTTCAGACTGATCTATAACTCAATGGAATACTCAACAAAGTTATCTGAAGCCGAAATGCTTTGCTTCGAGATAGAAAAAGCTATTGATAATTACACTGAAGATAATTACAGATTGGTCCTAAAGTATAAGTATATCTCGCTATACACATTCGAACGGATAGGGGTCAAGATGCATTATTCCGATAGGCATATCAGGCGCCTCCACTCCGAAGCTTTAGAACAGTTCGGTAAAAAGATGTCCTACTATGTCCGGGCAAACTGAAATATAGTGTATGTAGAGATAATTTAACTCATTGTCATACATTTCTCCTTTCTTAGTTACCTCGCAGGCTTGGCCACTTGCGAGGTTGCTTTATTTAAGGGGAGGGGGGAGGTCGAGGGTATGTTGTCCAGGGGGGATACTCCTAGTGCTGACGGAATTGAAATATTAAAGCCAAAAGAAATTAAATTAGAAAATAAAGTTAAAAGAAATAAAAGGGGTGCTGAGTCTCGGGGGTGGCAGTGGCTATACTCCACTAGGCGCTACCGTATCAGGCGCAGACTTTTCATGATGAAAAATCCTTTCTGTAATTCTTGCGGAAAAGTTGCAACAGATTTAGATCACATTATTGCCCATAATGGTAATACGGAATTGTTTTTTGATGAAAGTAATTGGCAATCGCTTTGTGGTACTTGTCATAGAAGAAAGACTGTGACGGAAGATATGTGATTAGAGGGGATGGTGTGGGTATTAGACCCGTGGGCTATAGAAAAAGTTTCAAAAGGCCGTCCCTAGAGCACGCGCGCCCCATTTTACGTGATAAAGTCCCTATATTTTGCGAAGTTGGAGGTAATTGAATGGCTGGTAGACCCAGACAACCGATTAAATTATTAAAAGCTAAAGGTAAAAAAAACCTTACTAAAGCTGAAATTAAGGAGCGCATGGAAACTGAATTGTCCGCTCCGGTTGGCGATAATATTCCGCCTGATTACTTAAATGCAAAAGAGAAAAAGGAATTTATTCATTACGCTGATCAATTAATAGCGCTGGAGATTTTTTCAGATTTAGATAAAGAAACATTAGCAACTTATGTAATCGCGGTTAACGAGTGGAAGGAATTAACCGGTGTTATGCGAAAACTTGATCCGCTTGAGGATATACAAGATAGGCGCCGAGTTGCTTTAGAGCGTGACCGAGCGTTTAAGCAGATGATGAATTCTGCAAGTAAGCTTGGACTTAACATTTCAAGCCGGTGCAAATTAGTTGTTCCCAAAGTCGAAGAGCCGGAAGAAAACAGATTTAAAAAATATGTAAAGTGAGGTTGTTAAAATGGTTGATCTGGTTACTCGGCATGCTGAGAACGTTGTTGCCGACAAGACAGATTATCCAAACGGCGAACTTCACATTCTAGCATGTAAGCGACACTTAAAAGATTTAGAAAAACAAAACACTGATGAATTTCCATACTACTGGGACGAGAAAGCTTCACTTGATGTTATTCGGTTTCACGAAGATTTAACGATCGGTGAAGGCTACGAGAAATCTAAAATTAAACTGCTACCACATCAGCAATTTGATTTTGGATCTCTTTTTGGTTGGAAGACTAAAAAAGGTTATAGAAGATTTCGGCGGTCATATATTTCTATGGCCAGGCAGAATGGCAAATCTTTTATGAACGGTGGTTTAGGAACTTATGTTGCAGGTTTTAGTGGGTATCAGAATGGAAAGCTTTTCACCGCTGCAACTAAAAGAAGACAAGCAAAAATAGTTTGGGATGAAACTAAGAAATTTATTTTATCCGATCCGGATTTATCAGAATTGTTTAGGATTCAGGACTGGAAATCAACAATCACTGCTAATCATACGAAATGCACAATTGAAGCACTGTCAAAAGAGGGGGGACTTGATGAAGGATTCCGAGCGATTTTTGTTTCGATAGATGAACTACATCAAATGCGAGACAACTCGGTATATTCGAGTCTTTATCGTGGAACACGTGCATTGGCTGAAACATTAATATCAATGATCACTACAAGGGGAAAAGATTTAAACACTTTTGCTTATGACATTGATAGTTTAGCCGTTTCAATTTTAGAAAATGTTTTTATAGCAGATGATTTTTATGTGAATATTTATTCTGCAGATGAGGATGATAAATTTTCGAGTGATGACGCTTTGGCTAAAGCTAATCCATTTTTAGTTACAAGACCTTTACTTTGGGAAAACTTAATTGATGACAGGTCTTCAGCACTTCATATGGGAGGTATGGAGCTTCGAGATTTTGTATCAAGGTCATTGAACCGTTGGTTTGAAGATGCTGAAAATTCATATATTGATACTAAAGCTTGGAATGAGAATGCGACTAATCTATCGCTTAAAAGCATGCAAGGCAAAGAATGTTTTGTTGGGCTTGACCTTTCAAGTGGTGGAGACTTAACCTCAATCGGTTTTGATTTTGATTTAGGCGGGGGCGATTCATTTATAGAGTCTCATTCTTTTATGCCTAAAGGAAGATTACAGGAACATATCATTGAAGATTTAGCACCCTATGATGTTTGGCTATCGAAAGAATTATTAACTGTGACCGGTGGTGAAGATGCTTTTATAACTGATTATTTATATATCATCAATTATTTGAAATCAGTAATAAGAGAGTTCGATTTGAAAGTTTTAGGCATAGGCTATGACAGGCATAACATAAGCTCACTATTGCCTTATCTGGATGATTTTGGAGTTCCTTTAATGGAGATACCACAATCGGCTAGATTCCTAAATGACGCAACATCAGCGATAAGGCTTGAAGTTAAATCAGGAAAAATAAAACACAATCACCGAAATGAATTATTAACCTGGTCATTTGCGAATGCGACTACTGAAGAAAACTCTTTTGGTGAAATCAAGGTAGATAAAAAAGGAAAAACAAGAGGACGCCGAATTGATCCGGTTGATTCAATTATTAATGCAAGAGCAATGAGACTAGAGGTACAGCCGGAAGTGGATCTGAATGAAAAAATCCTTTCAGATGAATGGAGTTTATAAATGAAAAAGTTTTTACCAGATATATTTTTTGTTGTCGGTTTGGTTTTAGTGACCACCGGCGTTTTTATTTTATATATTCCGGCTGGGATTATGGCTGCCGGAATATCATCAATTGTTTGGTCGGTTTTGTTAGCTAAAGGTGGTGATGGTCAGTGATTTTAAGAAATGCTTTAACGAACACAGAAACAGAAAAAACAAATGAACTTATCTTAACTGATCCAACAGGCTGGAGACATCCTGACATAATCGGAAGTTCCAAAAACAGCGCTATGAAAATTGCTACTGTTTCTGCTTGCGTTGAGATTAGATCTGACTCTATCGGGAAACTACCTTTTTTCATAATGGATAGGAAATCTAAAAAGCGTGATTACGATCATTATATGGCTAAACTTTTAACAGTCCGGCCAAACGAAGCAATGTCACCTTTTGTTTTTAAAAAGCTTATTGAGAGTTGGAGATTAATTCACGGGAACGCTTATATATATATTAGTAGAAGTAAAATAGACGGGGCACCCGTTGAATTAATACCAATTCAACCGAAATCTGTAAGGCCTGAATTTGTCAATGATAGGTTGGTTTATTTTGTAGCTGATCAAAAAACAGGTAAGGGATACAGGATCGAAGCTTACGACATGATCCACCTAAAAGGCTTTACAGATGACGGTGTAATCGGTCAATCAGTTTTAGCTAGAGCTGCGGAAACAATATATTCAGCTAGACAGCAACAACAATATGAAGGTAAGTTCTACAATCAAAACGCTAGGCCTTCGGGTGTTGTGCAAGTGCAATCTGATCTCGGCAAAACATCAAAAGATAAATTCCGAGAAGAGTGGCAAAAAGTCTATGGAGGTGCTGACAATGCTTTCAAGGTCGCAGTGCTTGATAACGGTATGGAGTACAAGCCTATCTCCATGTCTCAAAAAGATGCACAATTTGTTGAGAGTAAAGATATCACCGTTGCCGACATTGCAAGGTTTTTCCTTGTACCGCTTTATAAATTGCAAGCAGGGAAACAAACATATCAGTCGAATGAACAAAATGCGATTGAATATGTTGTGACTTCACTTTCGCCAACCGTGACGCAGTACGAAGAAGAGTTCACTTATAAGAGTTTATTTCCTAAAGAAATTAACAAAGGCAAAGAAATTCGAATGAATATGAATGCGGAACTTCGTGGAGACACGGATAGTCGTTCGACATGGTATTCAAGAATGCGAAATCTTGGAGCATACAGTCCGAACGATATTAGAGCTTATGAAGATTTGCCTGATGTCGAGGGTGGAGATTTAAGAATAGCACCTCTTAATTCAATCCCACTTGAACAGATGGATGTTTATTTTGATTACTTAATGGAAAAGGGCGGGACAGCCAATCAAGGCGGAGTTCCACAGGGAGGTTAAAGAATGAAGATATATATTGACGGATATATAGTCGCCGATGAAGATTCAGAAATTCTCGAATGGTTTGGTTATCCGGTCATGGCACCTAGATTATTGAGGGAACAACTCGATAAAGCAAAGGGTGAAGATGTTGAATTAATTATTAATTCATATGGCGGCGATGTCTGGGCGGCTCAAGCTATGTATGCGGAATTAAAGAGTTATCCGGGCAAAGTTACTGGAATTATCACAGGTTTGGCTGCTAGCGCTGCAACAATTCTAATGTGCGCTTGTTCACACCTTAAAGCTTCACACGGCGCACAGGTGATGATCCATAACGCTACGACTTCTGCAGGTGGAGATTATCGGGACATGGAAGCCACTGTCGAACAGCTTAAAACTGCAAACGATGGAATCAAGGCAATTTACACAGCAAAAACCGGTAGAAGTTATGAGGAACTTCAAAATGCTTTAGATGCTGAAACTTGGTTCTCAGCTGAAACTGCACTTGAAGCTGGTTTTGTAGATGAGATTGAAACCTTTGAGAATGTTCGATTAGTCGCAGGAATTAATGACCTTGATATGACTGAACTTCGCAAAAAATATGTAGAGAACAACTGGCAAAAACAAGCCGAAGCTTGTTTGCAAATAGAAAAATCAAGATTTTAATTGGAGGAAAAATTAAATGTCTAAACAAATTTATGAACTTAAAAATCAACGAGCCGGCTTGATTACCGAAGCCGAGCAGGCAGTCGCTAAAGGCGATCATTCTGTTTATGAAAGTAAAATGTCGGAAGTTAAAAAGCTGAACAGTGAGATCAGCGCACTTGAAATGCTCGAAGTTGAAAAGGGCAGATTCAGTGATGATGACAAACAAAAAGTTTCATTAGCTGAATCTATTCAAAATCAAAAAGAAGATGAAGAAAAAGAGCGTTCAGTTACCACTATCAGATCAAGTAAAGAATATGCTAGATCATTTCTTTCTGCGATTAGAAACAAAGCTACCTTAGATGATGTTAATCAGCATGAAACCTATAGACCGCTTAGAGCAGCTTTGACTGAAAAGGGCGGAACACCTGAAGGTTCTGACGGTGGTTTATTAGTTCCGATTGACATTGACAATCAAATTAAAGAATTAAGACGTCAAATGATTTCTTTGATTGATCTAGTTCAAGTGGAAAATGTTTCTACTAATACAGGTTGGAGAGTAAAAGACACAGCGCCGACAAAAGGATTTACTAAATTGTCTGGTGAATTGACTGCTATTCCTGAAGATGACCAACCTCAATTTGCAAAGGTTGATTATTCACTTGATACATACGGATTGTTTATTCCTATGTCGAAAGAATTAATAAATGATGAAGATGCAAACTTAATGGCTTATCTGGCGCGTTGGTTTGCTAGAAAAGGTGTTATCACTGAAAACACAATCATTTTAGCTGAGCTTGCAAAATTAACAGCTGTTGCTGCTGCAGCAGGAAAAGAAGTTGAGGAACTTAAAAAGGCTATTAACGTAACACTCGATCCTGAAATTGCCTTGAATGCTAAATGGTTAACCAACCAAAATGGTTTTAATATCATTGATAATTTAGTTGACGGAAACAAAAAACCATTATTGCAACCTGAAATTTCAGATGCTACTAAGCATGTAATTTCCGGATATCCGGTAACACGTGTTTCAAACGGTCAATTACCTGATGAAACAGGTGAGTCACCTGTTTATGTAGGAGATTTCAAACAGTATCTTACATACTTCAGACGTCAAGCTTTAGAAATTGCCACGACTGATGTCGGTGGTAATGCCTGGAGAAACTACGGCTATGAAATGCGCGGAATCATGAGAGCAGACGCTCAAGTGTTTGATGATGAAGCAGTCGCGAAACTAACACTTACCGAAACAGCAGGTGCATAGTTATGGCCACTAAAAAGAAAACTGAAGTAAAAGAAGAAAAGTTCACCGTCCTGGTGGACTTTTTAGATTTAGAAGACAAATCGTATAAATATTCAGTTGGTGATGAATATCCGAGAGATGGTGTCAAGCCAACTAAAAAAAGAATTGATGAATTAAAGAGTAATAAAAATAAACTCAAAAAACCATTGATAAAGTGAATGAGGTAGTGGAATGGCTGAATTGGTAACAATCGAAGAAGCGCGCTTGATATGTCGCGTGGACGGTGCCGAGAATGACGACATTATAAAGCCGATCATGGATGCTGCTGAGCAGTATGTCCTTGATTATCTCGGTGAAGTTGAAGATTCGGCCGATCCACGAATCAAGCGTGCAATTTTGGCATTGATCCAAATTAATTTTAGGCCGGATGATGATAGTCAAGGAAATCTAAGACGTCACGTTACGGCCTTGCTCAAGCAAATGAGGACACTGCCATGAAAGTACATAGAATTATTTTTGAGAAGTTTGACGGTACAGAAATTGATGATGAAGGTACTGAGCAAACTAAATGGATAGAAGACCGGAAAGCCTGGGCAAGTGTTGAAAATAGGCACGGTTCACAAAAATGGCAGGCTGGAGGTTATTCCGAATCGGTTACTAACTTATTTCGGATAAATTACATTCCGAGCTGGGAGCCTACATCACAGCACCGAATCAAATGGAAAGATGATCTATACGATATTGAGTCGGTAGACAATATCAGGTTTGAGAATCTGGAGTATGAGATAAGGGCGGTCAGGCACGAGAGGACGGTCACAACATGAAGAAATCATTTGTTTCAGTCAACCGGCTTTTAGTCGGGGCATTCAAAAATATCATGCCAATTGCTCATCTAAAATATTCCGGTACTAGTCCTGATTATGCGACCTTCAATATTCCGGTCAGACAAGCAACTATGCTGCAATCAGGGAAAAATGAAAAAGTTAGAGCTTATGGGTATATAGACGTATTTACAGTCAAAGATCCCTCTACATCAAGTTCAGTTTTAGCTGATATTGATACAGCTTTAGCTGAAGCAGGGTTTCATATTATGAATATTGGAACGCTTACATTTATTGATGAGCTTAAAAAATATCATTCGGAAATTGAGTGGTCGATCGGGGTTGATGCTAGTGCCTAGCGAACAAGGTATTGAGGAATTAATGCTTGATTTAGAAGAAATCGGATCTAAGATATCTGATTTAAATACTAAAAAACAAGTGCTTGAAGCAATGGCTGAACCGGTTGTGAAGGAAGCTAAGCGGATTACACGTCCCGGCGGAATGTTCGGTAAATACAGAAAAACTGGAAACCTATCAAAATCAATCGGAAAAGAATGGAGTCCGGATAATCCGGACGAAATCAAAGTCGGTTGGGGTGAAGAAGGTTTTTACGGGAAGTTTCATGAACGAGGTTTTTTCAACAAGCAATATAAAGTTTTTATAAAAAATCCGCACATAAGACCGGCTTTTGAATCTAAAAGAAATGAAGTAGGCAGTGCAGGAATCAAAAAGTATAAAGAAATTCTTGGAGGTTAAAGAATGATTAAAACAGCAACTGCGCCGTATCCGGTCACAGTCCGTGATGCGTATTTTGCAGATTTACAAACAGACGAAATTATAAGAGTAGGATACATGCGTACGGTAGGCTTGTCCATTATACAAAACACTCAAAAAATACCTGGCTCTGGCCGTATTACAGATCAGAGTTCAAGGATAACTGGAATTGATTTGTCTGTTGCTAGTTCAAGATTACCGGCAGAAATTGTTAGAAAATATCGCGGTAAAAAAGTTTCAGAAAATGGTGGTTTTTCAGCTATTAATGTTAAGAACAAATTTCCAGCATTTGCGTTTGGATTTGTTGTGGAAAATTCCGATCAATCATTTACTTTCGCATGGCTACCTAACTGTACCATGACCGAAAATAACGAAACATATCAAACAACTCCGGTAGACGGCGCGAATGATCCTGTGCAAGATACGACAATCTCAGCACTTCCTGATCCGGAGAGCGAAGATTTGTTGATTGATTACAATCAGGGAGAAGTCAAGGAGGGTTTCACACCACTAACTGAAGAGGAATTTTTCGCAAAGGTGATTAAATCATTTAAAGATAAACTTATTGATTCTGAGACAACAACAACACCAGGAGCATAAAAATGGACTTCATTAAACGAGAAATAATGAGTCACGATTTGAAGATAGCGGGAGGTAAATACCCCGCTATTTTTAATTATCGTGCTATAGCGCTGGCTGAGGACGTTTCAGGTGTTGCGAATGGATATACACTTGCAAGACTTGATGAAGATTACGACAAAGACGGAAATTTGAAAAGAATCGGAACTGGTGAGAGTTCCATGCTTGCTAAAGCGGGACTTCAGGCAAGAGAAATAGTTGGACTTGCATATGGAATGATGAAATCGGCAGGCGTGAATGTTGATGTCGAGGATTTAGAAGCTTCAATCTCACCGTCAGAACTTTCTGAAATTATCAAACAGTTAAAAGAAATAATTAAGCATCAGGACATTAAAGCGGTTGTTGATGACTCAAAAAACAAGTAAGCCATGATGTCACAATTTATGATCTGATTTTGAGTGCTAGAGAAGTGCTTGGCTGGACTACGGAAGAATTTTTCGATGCCACTCCGAGATTTTTCAGCGAGATGATAAACGCAAAAACAAAATCAGTCAAAGAACGTCATGGCGATAAAAAGGAAAAACAACAATCTAGTAAACCTATGTTTTGGGATGAGATAAAAAGAGAGGCGGGGATTTAATGGCTGATACTGTAAAAACAGCGGGTCTTAAACTAACGATTGACGGTCAAGCAGAATTTATGCAAAACGTTAAAGTTATTAATCAGGAATTGAAGCTTAGTTATCAAGAATTCCGCCTTGTAAATGAACAACAAAGATTACAGGGAACTTCGACTGAATCATTAGCACAGAAAGCAAGTATCCTGTCAAATGAATATGACTTGCAACTTAAAAAAATAAAAGAACTAAAGCAAGGTATTAAGGAAAATACTGAAGAGTTTGGCGAGAATTCCGAAGAAGTAAAAAAACTTGAAGTTGCGCATAAGAGAGCGGAAGTTGGTGTAGAAAGGCTTAAAAGGCAAATCTTCTACAACACGGTTGAACTAGAGAAATCTAAATCTACTGTATATCAAACTGGTATAAAATTTGATGAGTTCGGCCAAAAAGCGCAGTCAGTAGGCAACAAGTTAAAAGGTATTGGAAATACAATGACCGTTGCGGTTACAGCGCCCATTATGGCTGGCGCAGCTTATGCGGTTAAGTCTGCAAGTGATATGGAAGCTGCTATGATCGACGTTCAGAAAACGACTGACATGGCAGGTGACGAACTCAAAGAAATGGAAATGCAGTTCAGGGAATTATCAAAAGAGATTCCTTCAACTGCTGTAGAGATTGCAAATGTCGCTGAAGTTGCAGGTCAGCTTGGAATAGAAAAATCAAGCATTGTAGATTTCACAAAAGTAGTAATTGATATGGGTAATGCTACAAACATAGCCGGTGAAGAGGGCGCATCCTCTATGGCTAAGTTTGCGAACATCACTCAAATGTCACAAAAAGACTTTGACAGGTTCGGATCCTCAATTGTTGAACTTGGAAATAACATGGCCACTACTGAACAAGATGTTTTGAACATGGCTATGAGACTTGCTTCGGCAGGGTCACAAGCAGGGCTATCTGAAGCAGACATTCTAGGTGTATCTGCTGCGCTATCTTCACTTGGACTTGAAGCTCAGGCCGGTGGTACTGCTTTTTCAAAGATGATTACTAGACTTCAACTCGCTGTTGAAACCGGTAGTGAAGACTTAGATATGTTAGCCGCTGTTGCAGGAATGACGGGTGAGCAATTTAAAAGATCATTTGAGGAAGATGCAGCGGGTGCATTAGTTCAGTTTATCACGGGACTTGGTGATACTGAACGGCACGGACAATCAACTGCACAAATTCTTGAAACACTAGAAATAAAAGAAATTAGATTATCTGATGCTTTAAGGCGTACAGCCGGATCAGGTGATTTATTATCTGATGCAATTGAAATGGGCAATACTGCTTGGCGTGATAACACGGCGTTAGTCGAGGAAGCGGCATTAAAATATTCAAGCGCTGAATCACAAATTCAGATTAATCGAAATAAACTTCAAGATACTGCAATCACGATCGGTCAGCAATTGTTACCACACGTAGTTAGATTAGCTGAAAATATAGGTAATTTAGTCCAAAAATTTAACGACCTAAACCCACAAACTCAAGATTTAATTATCAAAATGCTTGGTATTGCTGCAGCAGCAGGTCCAATCATGCGAGTTGGCGGAACGATAATTGGCGGTGTAGGAAAACTCACATCGGGTATCGGCGATTTGCTCAAAAAGCTTGGTGAGCGTGCAGCGGTTACTGCTGCGACTGAAGCTATTGAAGGTATGGGTGGCGCTGTTGGCGCTGCAACTGCTCAGGCTGCAGGAATGACAACGGGGCTTGGCATGCTTGGATCGGTTATTACCGGACCGGTCGGAATTACGATTGGAGTAGCGGGTTTAGTTGCGGCAATCGCGGCTTTGATTACTCACTCACAATCCGCTAGCGCAAAAGCAAAAGAAATGCGCGAAGATTTCGACGAAATCGGTGTAACATTTCAAAAATCTAAAGATGATGCATTAGCTAATGCAGGCGCAGCTGAACATTTAGCAGATAAACTATTTGCTTTAGCTGAAACTGAAAATAAAACAAATGCTCAAAAAATGCAAATGGCTCAAATGGTTCAGCAATTAAATGAGCTAATTCCAGATTTGGGTTTAGAATACGACTCATTAAATGACACATTAAACATGACTGAATCTGACATTGCCGCTGTTACTGAAACAATGAAACAGCAAATGATTGTTACAGCATTAGAAGAAGCCGTTGGCGAATATGCAAAAACAATGGCAAAAGCTGGAATTGAACAAGACAATATTAAAAACAAACTAGATCCGGTTAAGGTTGCTTATGAAGATTTCACAACAAAACTAAACACTGCTAAAGAATCTCAAAAATGGATGTCTAAAGAAGTTCAGGGAATGAGCTTTGAAAATCAGTTAAAAGAATTTCCGGGACTGCACGAGGCTTATGAAAAATTAGGAGAAGTCACGGATGATGTTGGCGTTAAATTAACAAACACATATGGTTATACGGCATCCGAACTAGAAGTATGGATATCAAAGCAAGAAAAACTACTGGATGAACAGAAAGATCTGTATGATGATGCTGCTAATGAGTTTGACACACATTCAGAAAAAATTGGGTCTATTTATGAAGAAATAACTGAAGCAAGTGACGGTGCAACGGAAGGTCAGATCAATAACCTTGAAGACCTAGAACAAGCCGAACTTGACGCTTTGGAAGCTAAAGAGGAATTCGCTGAGCGGATGGTTGAGCTTGAAGAGTACATGTCCGAATCGTATAACGAAAGCTACGGTGAGATTGAATCACGTGCTAGAGATCACTATCAATCAATGGGCACTATTGAAGATGAAGGCATTGAGAAATCTGAAATCACTGCTGTACAGGTTCAAGCTAACCTTGAAAAGCAAATTGCAGACTTTCAAGACTGGCATGGAAATATTCAGGGGATAGCCGGTAGAGTTCCGGAAGATGTTTTGTATGAGTTACAACAATTAGGACCCAAATATGCGCCTTTAATGGCTGAACTTAATAACATGACCGATACAGAATTAAACAATTTTGTAGATACTTGGCAGAGAAAATCTGAAGTGTCAGTAGATGTAGCGGCAGGTGAATTTGAACGCTTGCCTGGCGAAATGATAAAGCCTGTTGACGGGATAGCTACCGCTATGGACGGAAACAAAAACGTTGAACGCGCAACGGTACAGATGACTGAGCGCATGCTAAAAGTTTGGGAAGAGTCTGGCCGAAACACAAAAATCATCGGTCAGAAAATACCTGCTCAAGCTGCTCAAGGAATTCTATCAAAGCAACAAGATATTATAACGGCTGGCGAGACTATGGGCGATAAAGGTGTTGAGGGGTTCAGGAACACTCATGGTCGCATAGAAATATCCGGCACACAGTGGGCTGATGGTGCGATTAGAGGAATTTTAGCAAACGAGTACAGGCTTGAAGTTGCAGGTCGCAGAATGGGTGATGCTGTTAATCGCGGGTTTGATTCTGTAGCTGAGATTAAATCTCCTTCAAGACGGGCGGAACGTTCAGCAGGGCAAATTGTTGCTGGTTATTTAAATAGATTTAAAACAGCAGAAAAAGAATTGTTTGAAGCTGGAAGTGATTTAGCCGATGCTTACCAAAAAGGGTTTGACCAGTACAGGGGTGCTGGGCGGTTGAGAGTTAATGCTGGTGGCATTAGCGGTGGAGGATCGACTGTGAATGAATATCACGTTACAAATTATATTGATACGCCTGTAGCACTTACCGAACGTGAAGCAGCGAGACAGATGAAAAATTCATTAAAGGAATTAGCTTATGTACATTAAATATGTAAATACAGAAAAAACCGAGGTGGTCTTAAATAACAGGCCACCTTTTTATATTACTACATTAGAGGGTTTTGATGCAGTAGAAAACATAATTTCAAGTGTTGCAAACTACGGTCAAGACGGTGAAACAGTCACGGGTCAAAGATATGCGGTTAGGGATTTATCCATTGAAGGAACAATAACTGCTGATTCTGATAAAGAGTTACAGCAACTTAAACGTGAAATGATAAGAGCGTTCGTGCGGGATCTAGCTGGAACGCTTTATTATAAACGTCACGACAAAGAATACATGATTGATGTATTAATTGAGCGTGCACCCAAGTTTGTTGATACCGAAACTAATTTTGCTGAAAATTACATGATCCAATTAACTGCTATGAACCCTTACTGGATGGATACGTCATTTTATGACTCACTGACCCCGCTTTCAAGAGAAGTTAACTTATTTGAGTTTCCGCTAAACATCACTGAAAATTTCGAGTTTGCGACTATCAGATCAGGTGAAATTATCGAAATAAACAATAATGGTGATACCGCGGTTGGAGCTGTTTTTTATATGGAATTCATTGGAGCGGTTAAAAATCCGAGAATTTATAATGTTTTGACACAAGAGTATTTCGGCTTTAACGGTGATTTTATTCCTGCTGATAAATTTGAATTGTCTACTGAGCAGGGTAATAAATATGCAAAAAAAATTAATGCTGGTGTAGAAACAAACGCTATGCCTGATCGGATGACTGATAGTACATTTTTGATGCTAAAAAAGGGTATGAACTATTTGCAAGTACAAGCAGAATCAGGAGCCAAAATGGCGCTAGTGAATGTTAAGTTTAGGCCTTTGGTGATTGGCGTATGATTATTGAAGTATTTGATTACACGTTTGGCGTACCGATTTACGAATCAGTGGATGTTATTGATGTTTGGGAAAGTCTAAGGATAGAGCGTAATTTTACAAAACCTGATTCATTGACTTTGGTAATTGTAAGTACTGAAAAAAACATTAGAAACTTATTACCACACAATTATTTACTTGTAGGAAATAAGTTTTTTGAAATAGCATCTGTAAAATCAGATGAAAATTTGTTGATGGTTAAGGCTAAATCAATGAGCCAGAAGTTAGATCAAAAATTTACACTTTGGACAGTAGAAAGAAACAATGCTAGTCCTGAAATAATAGCTCATGAATTAGCGGCTCGTGCAATTCAATCTCCATTTTGGCATAAAATTAACCAACCTGAAATATTTACTAATACAAAAATTAGATATGCGAGTGGTAGAAGATCAGGATTAGAAAATCTAAGCATCCTTTGTGAAACATATCAATTCGGATACACGGAAAAGGCTTTTACTTTAGAAAGACCGTCCTGTGAAATTGATATTATTCCAGCTAAAAACCTAGCTGATAAAGTTGTTTTCTCAACAAATAACGAAAATTTATTGTCTGAAGATTACGAAAGAGATTATACAGATTATAAAAATGTAGCATGGGTTTTTGGCGAAGGTGAAGGCTATGAGAGAACGCTTGTCAAGGTGGATCAGGCTGATCGCGGTGATTATTGTTTGGTCGGTTTTGATCGTGATTTATATGTAGATGCAAGAGATTTAAGGCGAGAAGTCAGCGAAGGTGTGTTTTTAACTGAACAAGAATATGAAGATATTTTATATCAACGCGGTGTAGAAAAACTAGCTGAACACGCACCTATATTTTCTTTATCCGGAACGATCGATGCAAAAAGCAAATTATTTGAACTAGGTGTTGATTACGATGTCGGAGACATAGTCACAATTGAAAGTGAAAAATTCAATATAAAAACAAACTTACAAATAACATCTATACAAGAAACTTGGGATTCAACCGGATATCACATCGATCCGATCTTCGGAAAAGAATCACCAACAATTTTTGAAAAACTACGGAGGTAAAAATGGCACAGAAATATTTTCCTATGCTGTCGATAGACGGTGACCGGGCTTATTCTGATAAAGACTTTGCAGAATATTATAAAATGCTATTTCGAGATGGGGTGGCTATTTCTGCCGGGAATGCGTTAAAAATAAAAGAATCAGCGAGTGGAGGTATGCGGATTGTCCTTTCAAGCGGAATGGCGATTATGCAAGGATTCCAGTATATAAATACTGATGATCTGGCAGTTACTGTTCCCGTTGCGAGTACAACTCAAGATAGGACTGATTCTGTTGTAATCCGGCATGACACAAATGCGAGGGAGATTTATGTTGCAGTAAAGCAAGGGGATGTCACAGTTGAAAGAACTGATCTTGTCTGGGAATTACAGCTCGCAACAATCAGGGTGCCTAGAAATTCTGTTAATATTCCTGCCGGTTATATTACAGACAAAAGAGCAGATGAAACTGTTTGCGGTTATTCGTCACCTTTCGAGAATGTAAATGTATCAGGACTTGAAGATCAGTACAATGCGCTGCTCGAGACTGCATACAACAATTTCGTTGATAACTCTACTGCGAGCCTTGACGCGTCACAATCACAATTCCAAGCTTGGTTTGATAATTTACAGAATCAGCTTGACGAGAACCAAGCAGCTAACCTGCAAAATCAAATCGATAACATAAAAGCAGAAAACGAACTAATAACGATTGAACACAATTTAGGAATATATCCCAGGATCGAGTGTCTGTACTGGGAATACGGACTTGGCACGGTGCCGTTGGAGGAACAGCCACCCGGGATCAGCTGGGACGGAACAGCGCCCGAGACGGTTAACATTGTACCAGTTAAAGCAGAATATCCGGACAGCAACACGGTTGTTGTATCTGTTCCGCTCAATCGAGTACTCGAAAATCCGACGATCACGCAGATAGAAAATAAATACTTATTACAGGCAGGGCATCGATCGATTCAAATCATGTTAGGTGAAAATATTTTAGGAGGTTAAGAAATGAATGAAATAATTAAAGGAATGGCAAACGCAAGTGAAGCGATACAAGAAAATTTTGAGGAATTAGACACAGACATTAGGTCGCAGGACGGTCGAATCACGGCAGTTGAACAAAAAGTTGTCGCAGGTAGGTATTCTTATATAC